CTTTAACCGTATCAGAGAAATCAACCCTCAGATAAACACTGTTCTTATTCTTGGAGCAACATTCAAGAAGGGTTGTGATGATACTCGCAACAGTCTATCATTCAAGATGCGTAAGGTATGTAAGAAGAACGGTGTCGAAGCATATATGGTTGATCCGTTGACCGAGATTGCTGATCAGATATTCCCTACAGAAGAAGTATATGATGCGGTGATTGTAATGACACCACACGACGAGTTTATGGATGGTAATGGAATGGCATATAACATTTCACTATTCAGAAAAGATTGTATCATTGCTGACCTCTGGAAGATGTTTCCAGAAAGTAAACTAAGTAATACAGGCATTTATAAAGTTGGAGATATGCTATGAAAGTTTTGGTGACAGGTAGTGAAGGTTCACTAATGCAGGCGGTCATTCCGCTGCTACTAAAGAAGAAGTATGTTGTATATGGAGTAGACAATCTTGCACGATATGGTGCCAGACTTGGTATCGCTGGTGATGATTATACCTTTATCAAGTGTGATCTTACAGACGGACTTAGTGTCAATCGTCTTGTTGAACAGGTAAAGCCAGACTATATCATTCAGGCCGCTGCTACAATCTATGGTGTTGGTGGCTTTAACAAGTATTGTGGTGAAATGTATAAGGACATTACACTACATGATAACGTCCTTCGGGCCGCCGTAGCACACAATGTTAAGAAGGTCATTTACATTTCATCATCTATGGTCTATGAGAACTGTCCTCAGGAACTTGCTTATCCAGTTGGTGAAGATATTGTCGATAGCAACCCAGCACCATACACCGATTACGGTCTATCTAAGTTTGTTGGCGAACGTGTGTCTAAGGCATATCTCAAGCAGCATGGTCTAAAATACACCATCTGGCGTCCATTCAACATCATTACTCCATATGAGAAGTCAGAGTCGGAGGAAGTCGGTATCTCTCATGTCTTTGCTGACTACATCAAGAATATTGTAATTGATAAGAAGAAGCCGCTACCAATTCTCGGTGATGGCTTTCAGGTTCGTTGCTTCACATGGATCGACGAAGTTGCTGCTGCTATTGCCGATCATTCGTTCTCTGAAAAGACTGATAACGAGACCTACAATCTTGGTAACCAAGAGCCAATCTCAATGCGTGTCTTGGCTGAAAAGATCAAAGACATTGCTGCTAATGAGTTTAAACTCCTTGATGATTACTTCCTGCTATATGATAGCATTGGTGATTATCAGAACGATGTCCGTGTCCGTATTCCAAACGTTGACAAGGCTAAGAACGACCTTGGTTGGGAAGCCAAGATGAAAGTAGATGATTCGGTACGTATGTGCCTTAAGTATATTGTAGAGGGAAAGCATGTCTAAAAGATTTGTAGTCACAGGCTGTAATGGTTACATCGGCAGTCATATGTGCTATGAATTGAAAAAGGCATATCCTGATTGTTGGATACATGGGATAGATAGAAATGAAAAGCAACATCTTAGGTCTCTTTATGATATTTTTAGTCATACTGACCTGGCTCTGGATCCCATTATACTATCTCCGTTCGAACGAGAACCAATCGATGCCATCTTCCACTTCGCAGCACTTACAAGCGTTGAAGAAGGAGAAATGTATCCATTTCAATACTATGACAACAACGTTACAGGATCAATGCGACTGATTAGAGAAGCATTGAAAGAAGGTGTGCCTAACTTTATCTTTTCGTCAACCGCCGCTGTGTATGGTGAAAGAAAAGATTCTATGTTTGGTCACTTAAATGAAGATATGCCATTGAACGCCCATTCTGTTTACGGTAAGACTAAGCAGATGATTGAAGAAGTCCTATTAGGTACTTATGATATGGGTGTGACATGTCTTAGATACTTCAATGCATGTGGTAGAAACGTCGAAGCTGGCTTGTTTGAGGAGCATGATCCGGAAACTCACCTGATTCCTCTCTTAGTTAAGAACAAGAAGGCTATCATATATGGTGACGATTGGCCAACCAAAGACGGTACTTGTATTCGTGATTATGTCCATGTGATCGATATCTGCCGGGCTCATATTCTGGCATATAAGAATATGGAACTCAATCGTGGTATTAGTATTTCAATCAATATCGGAACAGGTCACGGACATTCTGTAAAGGAAGTGGTTGACAAGGTGAATGAAATCATTCATAATGGCACCATGGAGATTGTTACACAGTCACGTAGGGAAGGAGATGTGGCATATCTTGTTGCCTCTACCGACTTGGCAAACATGTACCTAAACTTTAGAGCCGAATATTCCTTGGACGATATCATAGAGAGTATGAAATGAATAAGTGGGAAGAACTACGAAAACTATTGAAGGCTGACATTTCACATGTTGTCCATTACTCTAACGATAAGTATTATGAGCATGGTGTAACCAAGCGTTATCTTGAATATATGGATTACTTGGAGAAGAAAGAGAAGGAAAAGGGCTTTCTGTTCACCGATATTCCAGACTTTGATAAAGAGCAATGGGACAAGATGCTCAAGAACCTTGAAGGACTCTCATGAACCTTAGTCCAGAATCCTTTCCAACATCAGGTTATGTGGTGATGGATTTTAATGAACAGGAACTGGCACCTATCAAAGAGGAAGTAGAATACATTAAGAACAATGAAACATTGGCTACGAAGATCAATGAAACATTGGCTGGTCATCTAAAGAAAGAATATCTATTAGGGAAAAGCAAGTCATACTTACAAGACCTGCTAATGCCTGTAATAGACAAGTATGTTGATAGCTTTGGCTTTCCAATCTATGTCAATAACATTCTTTCTAATGATGCTCCATATTATCTTGATACAGCATGGGTGAACTTTCAACAAAAGCATGAGTTCAATCCTCTACATGAACATTCTGGTATTTTCAGTTTTGTTATATGGTTGAGAGTTCCATATGGTGAAGAAGAAAGAGAAGTGTTTAGTGACTTGAAAGCACAGAATACAAGGAATGGGTGCTTTGAGTTTGTTCATGCTGATAGTTTTGGTCTACCACGGATCAAGAGTGTCTTTGCTGATAGATCATATGAGGGTAAAGGTCTGTTCTTTCCAAGTATGATCAAACATTGTGTCAATCCATTCTATTCATCAGATGACTATAGAATAAGCATATCAGGCAACATCAAATTGAGGGTAAGATAATGCAGTATAAAGCACCAGTAGATTCCACACTATTCCTTCTTCGTGATGTTCTTAAGTTTGACAATGAACTAACCGAGCCAATCCTAACAGAAATAGCAAAACTATCAGAAGAAACTATCGCACCAACTAATGCGATTGGTGATATTGAAGGCTGTAAGTATGTCAAAGAAGAAAACAAAGTTAAAACTCCAGAAGCGTTCAAAGAACCGTATAAAGCGTTTGCCGAAGGAGGCTGGATTGGTCTTTCGGTTCCTGAACGGTTTGGTGGTCAGGGCTTACCTTTTACACTTGCGGTTGCAGCGAACGAGTTTGTATCCAGTTCTAACATGGCTTGGTCTCTTTTTCCTGGCATTACACGTGGTGCTATTCAAGCACTCATAGTTTCTGGTTCAGACGCACAGAAAGAAACATTCATTCCACCAATGGTGCGTGGTGAATGGACAGGAACAATGTGTCTAACAGAACCACATTGCGGTACTGATCTTGGATTGCTAAAGACTAAAGCAGTAGACAAGCAAAACGGATCATATGAGATTACTGGACAGAAGATTTACATTTCTGGTGGTGAACATGATCTAACAAAGAATATTCTACACCTCGTTCTCGCCCGTGTGGAAGGCGATCCAGAAGGTGTCAAAGGTATTAGTTTGTTTGCTGTGCCAAAGGTTTTGCCTGACTTCTCACGCAACAAAGTCTTTGCTGGTTCTATTGAAGAAAAGATGGGCATTCATGGATCACCAACCTGTGTTATGAACTTTGATGGTGCTACAGGATTTCTTGTGGGCGAACGTTGCCGTGGTCTCCAGGGTATGTTTATTATGATGAATGAACTTAGATTAGGCTGTGCTATTCACGGTCTATCACAATCGGAGCTTGCGTTTCAAAATGCCTTACAATATGCCAAAGACAGAATCCAGAGTAAGAGTGCCGTCGATCTTAGCGGTCCTAGTGTCGCTATTCTTTCACATCCTGATATTAGGCGTATGCTTATGGATGTTCGCTGCATTAATGAAGCTGCCCGTCTATTAGTATTAGAAGCAGCCACATTAGTTGATAAGATTGAAGAAACAAAAAGAATAGCAAAATATAATGAAAAAGAATATAATTATCTAAAAACCAGTCTTGATGCTTCACCGCCCAAGTTAGATACTTCTTCATGGGTAGGACCTGACATAGAAAGAGCAATAGAAGAAGCGGAAGATCGTCTTGGTCTTATGACTCCAGTTCTTAAAGGTGTTATTACTGACTATGGTGTTGAGAACGCTATCAAGATGCAGCAGGTATGGGGTGGTCATGGTTATGTCCGTGACAATGGCATGGAACAAATCGTAAGAGACGCCAGAATCGCCATGATCTATGAAGGTGCTAATGGTATTCAGGCACTTGATCTTGTTGGTCGTAAGTTGCCAAAGAACATGGGTCGTGCTGTTATGCGTTTCTTCAAAGACACTGAAACGTTCCTAACAAGTTCTTATGAACACGATATCAACCATATCGTGCAGCCAATGGCACTGGCTATTGATGAACTAAAGCAAGCAACAGAATGGTTAGCAGCGAACGGTATGAAGAATCCAAACGATGCTGGTGCAGCAAGTTATCCATATATGAAAATGTTTGGATTGGTTTTGTTAGGGTTGGCACATATTCGTATCTGCCTTGCTACTGACGACAAAGCAAGACATACTACCGCAACTTATTTTATGGAGAATGTCTTGCCAGAATCCAGTTTCTTACTGAAAAAGATACGTCAGGGATCATCAACAATGATGGCACTAACTCCAGACGAGTTCTGATGTTGTTTGGAGTTTAGATGCTGATCCCAGTTGTGTTGTCCTCTTATATCACGATTACAACATGAGCAATGAAACACAGGAGCAGTTTGGAAATACTTCTTTCGTCTTTCCGACTGCTCTTGTCTCTTTTTAGGATCAGACCATGTTTCTTTATGCTTCTTTGATAATGCTTCTCTTTTGGCAGTATCGGACCAAATCTTTGAACTTATCTTTGATCTTTCCTCCAAGTATTCAGGAGAGTTTCTAATGGCCACCATATTATCACGAAACTCTGGATCATCCCATTGTCTTTTTAGATTGTCTGACCTTAGTTTTCTTATCTCAGGAGCGTTATTGATTTCTAACATTCTGGCATAGTATTCAGGATCAGACCATCTTTCATTATTCAACTTGGTGGCAAAGTCAGAGATTTCTTGTTGGGACATTTTGAGTTTTTGAGATATTCTCAAACAAGCGTATGTGTCGTTCTGGGAATAATGGATATCATAGTGTTCCTGTATAGAAACACACTGGAGATTATCTATATGATTATTGGAATGATTACCGTCAATGTGATGGATTTCATACGATCTTCCTTGTTCGTCTTTAGGAATAGGACCGTTGAAATGTTCCCAGATTTTGCGATAGTTGGTTGTAGTATAAATATCCATGCTGGACCTCCGATCAGGTTTAGAGTAGGTGAGGATTCCCGTCCTGCGACCTACACTTCTATTTAGTATTCCGAGGTTTTTGATGAAATCGTGGAAAGAACTTGACTTCCGAGAACAGATGGTGTATATTAGACAGGCTGAGTATCTACAGGAAAAAGGATACTTTCCTGGAATAGATCCTTTCGTGGTTGCGGAAATGTTGTATAGGAAAAGAAATAAGTGATGACTAACGACCTGATTGAAGTGTTGCGAGGCATGGGCGACTATGGCTACGCATATGGCAATGAAGCAGCCGACGCATTAGAGGCGAAAGATGAACAGATTGCTAAACTTGAATATGAACTCAAAACTACGAAACATAACCACAATGAATGGCTAAAGACACTTGACGTAAAAATAGTTGATAAACAAACTGCTATTATTGCAGAACTTATTGAGGCGCTAACTCCCTTCGCTATGGCCGCTGATGATATAGAAGATAATCATGTTTCCGGCAATATATGGGAAAGTCCTGCTGCTATAAACATTAGCGTTGATGATTTGATGAAAGCAAAAGAAATCGTAAGGAAATATAATGACGGATTATTATAAAGACTACGATGATACAGAACATTATAAAGAAAGAGTAAGGATTGAATCCAAAGAGAACGAAAGAAAACTATCTTTGGGGTATGTAGAAATACCCTCTCAGATAAGACCTTTCTTTGGAAATCAGAAATGGATTCATAAAGATTATTTAGATATCCTTAGAGATTGGGTGAAAAATGACTGACGATAAGGACAGACACAATACCGCAGAATACTTTATGAACCGTATTCTACCAGAAACAAGTATGCTATTGAAGCGTATGCGTTTTGGAAGTGAGACGATGATGAAGGCGGAACTATAATGGCACAGTTACAAATTGATCCAGATAAACTTGAAGTTGGTGATATGATTTTGGTTGAAGGATTTGTTGTTGGATTTACAGAAGATCCAAGCACATTTGCACCTGAGGCGATTATTGACTTTGGAACACTTAAACCAGCAAATGTCAAATATACAAGGATTAGAGAAATCCTAAAATGAAAACAATCACACAGTCTGAATACAACAAACTGTTTGATGATTATATAAAAGAACAAAAGTTCGACGGTGGAGATCGGGACAGATGGTATTCTAACCATGTTATCAAGTTTTTCAAGATGACAACGGAAGATACAGATATCCGTCCTGGTTTTCACGTAAATGAAGTAGGCGAGAGAGTAGATGAATGACCACGACGAAATAATCAAGCAACTACACGAGTTAGCAGATTGGATCGAAAAGAACAATCATGTTCAATGTATGTCTGTTCCTCGTAAGGCTGCCTATCTCATTACAGCATTGCAGGCTGATTATGATAGATTGTGGTTGCTTAACAACAAGCGTGACGTTTATCTGACGGACTATATCAATCGAGTCGTTGGTTTCATAAGACTCCAGTGGTATCTTTTTAGAAAGAAAAAGTAATGTATGATGAAATATTTGACCTTGATCTTAACTCTGGTATCCCACACGGCTAATGCACAAGTGCCAATGACTACTGATAATCGTTCACTCGGTCCTGGCACATATGAAGAAAGTATGGCACAAATCAACGGTGCTTCACCTCCATCTGGTGGTTATACAAAAGGATGGCAATCATCAAGACCTGGCACAAGTGTGTCATATGGTGGTGCCACAGGAACTGTTCCTCTTCCTAATAACATGGCAGAAGTTCCTGATGAATGACAACAAGGTGTGACAATATGTCGCACTTGACAAACCTCAAATAAGCCTGTATAATGGTTTCAGTTTTATGGGGGTTTACATGCCGCTTTTACCAGCCTATTATACCACAACCAATCAGCGCAAGCGCAAGCAACGCAAATACGACCGTTCCGAGCATGACGCTTGGCTTATCAAGATGGGTGTGTCACCCCAACAAATCAAAATAAAAAAGTCTAAGAATACTTCCTGGGCAAAAGAATATGCCGAGTCTCTAAAAGTAGATCGGTCAACGGCTCAATACGAATCCGCAGGCATGTCAGGTGATGCGTCTTCCTGCGCCAATCGTTCTATCATGGCTAATCTACACAAGGAGCCCGAGCATGTGAGAGAGGCAATCTTGGCCAAGGCAAAGCGTGTCGGACCTTTATGGAACAAAGGTGGTCTTATGTTTATTACTGATGATCAAGATTTGACAACTTTGGGTAAAAAGGTTTAGGTTCTATTCCAACTCTCTTTCTGCCATTCCCTCTGTTCTTTACTTTATAAGTATCAGTTTGGGAATGGCAGTTAGGACATAGTAATCTAACATTTACCAACCCGTTATCGTTGGAGTTACCGTTGATGTGGTCTAAATCTAAAATAATAGGTTTTCCGTTCCATTCGCTAATGTCACATTCTTCGCATTTATATCCTCGGGTTTCGGATAGGAATCTTTTGGTTGATCCTATTCCTGCTATACCGAGGTCTATTGCCCGCTTTCTATTATATTCATGCTGGCATTTGTTATTATTACAAAACTTTTTAGGACGGTTTGCTCTTACTCTTGGTCCGAGTTCGGTACCGCAGTTTAGGCATTTGTCTATTAGATCCTTATTCTTTACTCTTTTATCTTGAAAGGAACCATTATTCTTCCTTTCTCTATACTCGGCCATATATTCTGCTCTTGACATTGTGTCCTCCTTGTGATATGATGTCTATCTTATTTAGTTTTAGAATGTGTCAACATTATGTTACAGGTGAAGAAATGACCGATAAAATGACAAATGAAGAACTTGTAAAACGTCTCCGTAACTGGGATGAATGTAGCCAGGATGACTATAACGAGGCTGCTGACCGCATTGAACGAATGAGTAAGTTCCTTCGTCACAATGTTTTTCCTGAGAAACTATTTGGTGTCTTTTTCATTTGTGGTGAAGCAGGTGAAAAAGATAGCAATGGTATTCCTGAACGGATACATATTTGTCCTGCATACGGATCGGATGTATCGTATGTTTTTACTCGTGGCAAATCATTCGCACCGGAGTGGTAAGATGAAAGTGGAAGTTAATATACCTGATCCGCAGATTGATAGAATGGTTGTGGAGTCTTTGAAAGAAGCATATCGATTGAACTGTAAACCGGATAAGATTGATAACTCCGATGATGTTATTGGTGTTGATGATGAACTACTAAACGCCTTTGATCTGGTAATCTCATACCATGTCACACAGGAAGAATACCAAGAGTGGGTCAACGAGAAAATCAACTATACTAAATAACTAACATGCTGAAAATCTGGTACGAGAAGAAACCATTTACATTTGGTGCGGTGTTCATATTCTTTTATATGACCATACCTATTCTCGACCAGGTTTTCATCATACCAACAATGAAGCCGCCACAATGCGGACAGATTAGAGAATGTGACAATTGGATCCACAACAAGGAAACAAATCATGTTCGAACTCCTCAACGAGGATCTGGAAGACTGTATAGAGATATTGAGAGAGATAAGTTCCTGCAAGAACAGGAACGAGCAATTACAGATTTTGGCAGAACACCAGATACGTTTAAAGGATTTACAAAAAACTATTGACTTATGCAAACTAATGGTGTATTATGACGACAGAATCAAAGATAGATAAGCGGGTAGAGGTCTTAAAGATCCTTCGCACATATGAAGCGGATCATGAACATACTTTGGAGATGGCTGAACATGTCTGGCAAAAAGTCAAAGGTTATCCAATTCCCGACTCATACTCGGTCGAAGATCGTTTGTCAATATTCGAGCGGTACTACCACCGAGCCAGCGCCCAGTCGCAAGGTGAGTGATAATCTGGAGTTGAAACTATTAGGTGCGGTTATTGGAGGCTCATTGATGTTAGGTATTATGTACCTTTCAGCATTAACAATTTATGGAGTATAGTATGAAAGAATTAGTCTTTGCTGTTATCAGCATTTGCTTACAGTCAGGTGAGTGTGAAACACACCAGATGAAAGTTGAGCCACGTGTTTGTCATCTTAAATCAGTTCAAGCGCAGGTGCCTATGGGCGGTGAGTGGAAAGATGCCGTCGTAAAGTTTAAATGTTAAGGGAGATAGAAATGCTCGTAGAAGATAAGGTTAGCCATTCCGCCGTTTCAGAGGCATATTGCCTTCTGTCATCATACATTCGTGAAGAAGGTAAGCTGGGAGCCAATTACGACAAAGAAAAGATTTTAGAGTTTTGTAAGTTTGTTGCGGAAATTTTGAAGCACCCAGAAAACTTTGTGAATAAGGTAGAGCATGATAACACAGCAGGCGTTGATAGCAACTAGTATTTGGGTAGTTGCAATTGTAATCGTATATGGGCATTCAGGTTTCGATAAGATTCGTGATTGTTATGGCATGTGGTTTACGAAAGAATACTGGACTAACTACAATATAGTCGAAGCCCTGTCTTGGGCTGCCAAAGCAATCATCATCATTCCAGGTTTGATTTGGGGTTATCAAATCTGGTGGTTATACATTCTAACCCTGGCAACGTCACTCTCACTAATCTGGGCAAGCAATAAGAAGTTGTTACCGACTCTCGTTGGTTTCAATACCATTTGGGCATGGATTAGTTTGATGGTGATATCGCAACATATATTCTAACATAAAGGTGAACATAATGAATAAGGTAATTCTATCAGCAGCAATGGTTCTCGGTCTAACGGTTTCTGCATCCGCTCTAACCACTCTGGACGAGACACACAACGGTAAGACTGTTGCTGTTCCTGGTGCAACCAAGAGCAACGGTGTCTATGCACCAGCCGCACAGTATACCCCACACGGTCTTGTTGTTACGGCTCCTCCAGGTGCTGACGTTGATGTTGATAACGATGGTTCTGATATCTCTATTGATATCACTCCAAAGGGCAAGCGTGGCCTTCTTGGCCTTGGTGTTCTCGGACTATGATCCGTTACTTTGCTATGATTGCTGCGGTGCTTATTAGCACCTCGGCTTTCGCCCACAATCATGTTCCTTATGGAACATACTATAACCCTGTGCAGGATCCGCCCTTCGCTGGTGACTGGTCTGTTCCGGTTCATCGTGGTATGTATTGTGTTGGTGGAACTTGGCACTATGGTTGGCTTCGTCCGTGGGAACGTTCCCCTGTGATCAAGCCATCTTGTGGTACGGCAATCTATCAGATTAACTAATGAGCATTTCGTTTAATGAGATAAAAAGTCTCTTTAACGAAGATGAATGGGATGTAGGGTATCTTTCTGCGGAAGCATTAAGAAGATGTGCCCTGCATCCCATTAAACTAATCAACCTTTACATACCAGAAAACTTCACCAACAACATATACTTTAAAGAAACCGAAGCCATTGTTCTAATACGTTCGGGTCATACATGGGATTATACCTTGTATGGTGAGTCGGTAAACATTCTAAGTAAAACAGATTACAAGTTCCATCAGATACACACCAACTATAAAGAAGCTGCCATATTGGCAGGACTTGGAGTTCGTGCCAGAAACTCTCTAATCTATTCTTACAGGTTCGGCTTTGATCATCATATTGCCGCTTTCAGATTTGATGATAAGATAACAGATATACCGACACATACCAGAGTAAACTACAAACTATGGAACAGGTGTGTAGGTTGTGACGATTGTATCAAAGCATGTCCTGTAAATGCGATACATGCTGACGGTGAACCATTATCATGGTGGCTGGACTCTGGTAAGTGTAATGACTTTCTGACATATGGTAATGATAAGAACATACCATCAGTCAAACAGTTCTGGCACAAAAACTTATATCCAGAAATACCTGATGAGCAGGTAGAGAAACTAACATCATCATCGGAGCCTATTGAAGGCACTATAACGGCGTCAGATAGATATAAAAGAGGTCTACAGCCATGGGAAAGAAACCTGCCGTGGAACAAGAATGGCTATAGTTTCGATGGTCAAGTGGTCAGAAAAGATGGTCAGGTGGTTGATGTTCCTATTTGTCGTGAATGTACCTCACAACCCAGATGTTCTAAGTGGAATGGAAAGTATCCATATGAGAGGTGATAGATGATCATTATTGATGACCTGTTGACGAAAGATCAGCAAGATTTGATAGAGACGACGGCACTCCGAATACCATGGTTCTATCAAGACAATACTTGTGACTTCTCTTACATACCTAACTATCCTCAACAGATAGAAGGCGTAAAAGAGACTCCGTTCTTTGTTAACATGCTATATGATGAATTTCAATCACAATCCGATTACTCTATATACTTTACACCAATTGTGAGAGTTCTAGAACAACGGCTGAAACGGCCTTTCATGAAACGTCTGTTTCGTATGAAGGCCAACATGTATCTACAGCAACCTAACTATCCGGATGGTTGCTTTCACACTCCGCATGTGGACGTGTATGACGAAAAGACAGATACGATTGGAGAGGGTGAGATTTTTCTATACTATGTGGACGCCAGCGATGGACCTACGTATATGTTCAACGAGAGATTTCCATCGGCCAGCGTAACCAAGACTGCCTGGGTGATTCCGGAGAAGGGTAAGGGTGTTCTATTTGATCTTCAAACTCAACATGCTTCCTCACCACCAAGATTCCATGAGAGACGGATTACTTTAAACTTCGTATTCACTAAATAGTATTGTCCAATTCCGGACGATATTATGGAGTGTCTAATGAACCTCGCAAACCTAAAGGCTAACTGGAAGACCACCGTTGCCGCTCTTATTCCGCTGGTAGCTTATGGTCTAAAGTATGCTGGTGTTTGGCCAGAGTCAATGCCTCTTCCTCCACTGGATGAAGTATGGCCATTCGTTCTCGGTCTAATTGGTGTTGGTGTTGCCGCTAAGGATAACAACGTTACTAACGCCTCACATCCAACGGATCCAACCAAACTCTAACGCTCAATACGGGCTTTAGAATCCGTTAGATACTTACGAATGGCATCGATGGAGGCTTTACAACGGGTGTTGTTCTTATAGAGTTCAACAATCGTTTTGGCCACCTCGGTGTCATTTAGTGTCTTATAGTTGGGCCACTTTGTCTTGATAGGGCAATCATACATTTGATCTGGAGGTGTAATGACTTCCACTCTTGTCGTAACTGCGGTAGACTGGCAACCAGCCAAGAATAGACAGGCGATTATTAGTCTTTTCATTGTGATAGTTCCTTGAAGGTTCTCTTTAAGACTTCCGATGATTGTTTCTGATCCTTGGGTTGGTTGTCAAGATATACATCAAGGCTCTTAAACTTCTCATTCATCTCAATAGTCTTGTTTTTGAGGTCAGCCACAATCTCGGTACTTTCTCTCAACATGGCAGCGGTATCTTTCATTGCTTTTTCTTGTTGCTCTAACATCTTTTCTATTTGCTGCGTCTTGTATTCGATCAAGGCTTTTGCTTCAATGGAAGACTTCCATACGTAGATGCCACCACCTACCATGACGGAAAAAATGAGTCCTAAAACAAGATTTATTGTCCAACTATTGATAGGCATGTTGACACCTCCGAGGCTTCTGCTATAATATATAGTATTAGGAGAGGAAGCAATGATCTTATGTTCCTGTAACGCCCTATCTTCCAATACTGTTAAACAAATCCTTGAGCATCATGAAGGTGATGTTCCGTCCGTGCAAGAGATTATGGAAAAGCACGGTTGTTCCGTAGTCTGCGCTTCCTGCGCTTATAACATTAAAGTTGAAATAAGGAAACATTATGAAAGTTTATCTCGGACCGTATAAAAACTGGTGGGGTCCCTACCAAATCGCAAATCTCATTCCATTCGCAAGTGAAGAAACCAGAGACAAGATTGGTGATTGGCTTGCCAAGACTTGGGTGAGTGATCTTTGTGATCGGATTCATAAAATCCGTGGTGAGCGTGATATCAAGGTTCGTATTGATAAGTATGATACTTGGTCAATGGATAACACTCTCGCACACATCATCCTTCCAATGCTCAAGCAACTACAGGAAACCAAGCACGGTTCTCAACTGGTTGATGACGAAGATTTGCCTCCATATATGCGATATGGCAATCCTGATGGCCATGATAACTGGGTCCATTACAGATGGGAATGGGTTCTCAATGAAATGATCTTTGCCTTTGAAAGCAAACTTGATGATTCCTGGGAAGATCAGTTCCGTCATGGTGAAACGGATTATGAATGGACTCTTGTTTCAGGTAGTGAAGATGATGAAAACGCCATGTATCAAGTAAATCAAACCAATCCAGACTATTGGGTTGACTTTGATGGCATGAAGTTGTATAATGACAGAATACAAAACGGCTTCCGACTATTCGGAAAGTATTATCAAGGTCTATGGGACTAAGGAGATTGCGTATGATTACAAGTGAAAAGAATATGAAGGTTTATGAGGTCGAGTTCAAGCAGCGGGCTTTCGACGGTAAGTGGGAGCGCATTGGTAAGATTGCTGATGAGGACAATGCTTACACTTACACTAATGAATATGGTAGTCGGGTGACTACTGTACCATTCAAGTGGATCACACTTGGAGTTTATGACTATCTAATGGAGATTGCAGACTAATGGCTACAAATGTAACACTTATCAAGTTCCTCGGTGGTGAGGAAGTTATCGCTGAGGTTCTATCAGAGACCGATAACACTCTTACAGTTAAGAATCCTGTCCGTATCGTTGTGATTCCGGACCGTATGGATGCCAAGACACCACAGGTTGGTCTTGCACCATACCTACAATTCAGCGAGACGAAAGAACTAACCTTCAATCGTAACCTCGTTGTAACAACAGCAGTACCACTAACAGACTTTCTAAATCAGTATAACAGTCTGTTCGGTGGAATCCAGTTACCCTCAAGCAAGATTATCACACCTTAATGAATAGATTTTATACTAATGTTGAGGTATGGGGCGGCAAGATCCTATACCGTGGTGTTCAGGATGGCCGTCGGGTTAATCAAAGAATTGATTATAACCCGACGCTATTCGTGCATTCCGATAAGCCAACCAAATACAAGACCATTCACGGACAATATGTTGGACCTGTTAAGCAAGGTTCAATCCGTGAGGCTCGTGACTTTATCAAGCAGTATGAAGGCGTTGAAAGTTTCAAGATTTATGGCAACAATCGTTATCAGTATTGTTTCATTGCTGACGAGTTCCCTGGCCAGATTGATTGGAACATCAATGACATTAATGTTGCCAACATCGATATTGAAACGGGTTCTGACAATGGCTTTCCTGAACCTGACGATGCCAATGAACCTCTAATAGCCATCACAGTTCACATGAATAACATGTTCACTACATTCGGTTGTGGTGACTATGATAACACTCGTGACGATGTGATCTATTACAAATGTTCGGATGAGTTTGACCTCGTTCGTAAGTTTGTTGGCTGGTGGCAATCTAACACACCTGACGTTGTGACTGGCTGGAATATTGAAGCGTTCGATATCCCTTACATGGTCAACCGTATCATCAAGCTATTTGGTGATAGTGAAGCTAAGAAGCTATCACCATGGAATGTTATATCTCCACGACTCGTTGACGTTGGTATGAAGAAGGTGAATACTTATGGTATTCTTGGTGTACCTCTACTTGATTTCATGAAGCTATACCGTTGGTATGCTCCTGATGGCAAGTCACAAGAATCCTATAAGTTGGATAATATCGGTCACGTTGAACTGGGTGAACGCAAGTTATCGTATGAGGAGTATGGCTCTCTCCATAACCTGTATAAAGAAAACTATCAAATGTTCATTGACTATAACATCAAAGACGTTGATATCGTTCGCAGGTTGGAAGAGAAGCATAAGCTAATTGAATTGGCTCTTACTCTCTCATATGATAACAAGTGTAACTATGAGGACGTGTTTACACAAGTCCGTATGTGGGACGTTATCTGTTACAACCATCTTAAGGCAAAGAACATTGTAGTTCCACCTATTGAAAGGCATGAGAAAGATGCTGCATACGTTGGTGCTTATGTTAAAGACCCTATTGTGGGTTTTCACAATTGGGTGGCTTCTTTCGATGTTAACAGCGAGTATCCGTCTGTTATTATGGGAAGCAACATTTCTCCCGAAACCATTGTTGAAGTGGACGATTATACTGATGATATGCGTCGTCTTATCTCCGATGGGGTATCCGTTGATAAACTTCTTTGTAAGGGCATCGACACATCTTGCCTTAACGCTGACAATGTTTGCCTGACGGCTAACGGTCAGTTCTATCGCCGTGACAAGCAAGGCTTTATGCCTGAAATGATTGAGAAGATGTTTGCTGACCGCAAAATCTATAAGAAGGCTATGTTAGATGCTGAAACAAAATACGAGGTTGAGACTGACCCGCAAAAGAAAGCACAACTCAAAAAAGAGATTGCAAAGTTCAAGAACCTCCAGCTTTCTAAAAAGGTATCCCTTAACTCCCTATACGGTGCAATGGGTTCGCAGTATTTTAGGTTCTTCGACCTACGTAATGCGATTGCGGTCACGACTACGGGTCAGCTTTCCATACGGTGGATCGAAAATAGACTTAATACATATCTCAGAAAGGTATTAAAGACAAATGAAGATTTCGTTATTGCAGTCGATACTGACTCCGTGTATCTCAACCTTGCAGAAGTGGTATATAAGACGCTGCCTGGTGATGTTAAAGATCCTGCGAAAGCCATCCATTTCCTGGACAGAGTATGTGAAAGTAAACTGCAACCTGTTATTGATCAGGCTTGCGGAGAACTTGGCGAATACACTAACGTCTTTCAACAAAAGATTGTCATGAAGCGTGAAGTCTTGGCAGACAAAGCAATCTGGACTGCCAAGAAACGATACATTCTAAACGTCCATAACTCCGAGGGTGTGCAGTATGCCCAGCCAAAGAAGAAGGTTATGGGCCTTGAAATGATCAAGTCATCCACACCTACAGCATGTCGAGAGAAACTAAGGGAATCTATTGATGTTATCTTTGGATCAGACGAAGCGGCTATTCAGTCTTTCATTGAAACTTTCCGTGGTGAATTTGAAACTCTGCCTTTGGCGGACATTTCATTTCCTCGTGGCCTCAATGCTCTCGTTAAGTGGCAAGATAAAAAGAGCCTATTTGCATCCGGATGTCCTATTCATGTTCGTGGTGCTATCTTATATAATCACCTTCTATGGAGCAATAGCCTTGTTTCTAAGTATCCGATGATTCAGACTGGTGAGAAACTTAAATACATATACTTGAAAGAGCCAAACCATATTCAGTCAAACATCATTAGCTTCCCAGCCAGTGGTTTGCCGGAAGAGTTTGACTTACACAAGTATATCGATTATAATACACAGTTCGATAAGGCGTTCCTTGAACCATTGAAGATCATTCTCAATGCTATTGATTGGAAAGCGGAACGTGTAGCAAGTCTGGAGGATTTCTTCTCATGAGTAAACCAATCAATAAGATTGTCATTGTAGGCGGTGGTTCAGCCGGTTGGATGACCGCTGCCACCCTTATACAAAGATTACCAGGACGAGAAGTGGTTCTTATTGAGGATCCCAACACCCCTACAGTGGGTGTTGGTGAATCCACTTTAGGCTTCATCAATGAATGGCTGCGTCTATTACAGATTAAAGATACTGACTTTATGAAGGCCTGTGATGCCACTTATAAGATGTCTATTAGTTTCACTGACTTTTATAAGAAGGGCGCAGGCACATTCCATTATCCATTCGGTGGTATTGATGTTACAGGTAACAAGTATGCCAAGAATGATTGGTATCTAAAAAAGTTCCTCTATCCTAACACACCTGTATCTGACTATGCTGATTGTGTCTATCCAATCATGTCACTGGTTAATGCTAACCGTGTTGATATCGATGCCAAGATTCCCAGCTTTCTATTTCAACGAGATGTTGCATATCATTTTGATGCTGTAAAGTTTGCTATATGGCTTCGTGACAACTATGCCGTGCCACGAGGTGTAAAGCATATCAGAGCATTGGTCAAAGACATATTGACAAATGAAGAAGGTATTGAAAAGCTGGTACTGGACACGGGCGAGGAGATTACTGCCGATCTATTCATTGACTGTACCGGTTTCAGATCAATCCTTCTTGGTGGTGCCTTGAATGAACCATTCAATTCATATGAGGACATTCTACCAAACAACTCTGCATGGGCAGCACAGATTCCATATGATAACAAGCGTGAGGAGATTGTGCCTTACACCGATTGTTGGGCTATTGAAAATGGCTGGGTGTGGAATACTCCACTATGGAGCCGACTTGGCACTGGTTATGTCTTTTCTGATAAGTATGTTTCCGATGAGCAAGCATTGGAAGAATTTAAGGCACACCTAAAGCGCAAGGGTAAATTGCGTGAAGATCAAAAGTTCCGCAAGATCCAGTTTAGAACAGGAATCTACAATCGTCTATGGGTTAAGAATGTTTGTGCCATTGGTCTATCTGCTGGCTTCATCGAGCCATTAGAAAGCAACGGGCTATATTCGGTTCATATGTTCCTTGTTCGTCTGCTTCGTGCTATTGATAGAGACCAAGAAGCCCATATGGTTTCAGAGTTTGATCGTAATAGTTTCAACTGGTCTTGTCGTTCTATGTTTGACGGCTTTGCACAGTTTGTTGCCTTACATTATTCTCTTTCATATAGAGATGATACTGAATATTGGCGTGATGTTGGTAGAAGAAGCTATTGCGATGTTGATAAGTCTTTACATCGTGGCAATTCAAGAGATGACTCATTCATCCAGGCATTTGATGCCAAGTTCAATGTAACAAGGTTTAACAATGATGGTATGAATGCCGTGGCCACTGGTCTGCATTACTATTCTACTGACCTACATTTCATTCATTCGGCTAATGACGCAGGAGTAAATCTGGCAGAGGAGTTTGAAGAAGTAACCAAGAACTTAAACACCAAGAAAGAACTATGGGACTTTTTAGCGTCCAAGTGTCCAACTGTATATGACTTTACCAAAGAAAGGATCTATCATGGCGAAGAATAAGAAAGACGAAAAGTATAAACATTCACCTGCTCGTCTTTATGAGTTTGTGCCAGATGAGAGTATAGATACTAATAACATCATCGAACTTGCTAACGTGGTTCGTGTAGGTGTGGGTGGTGACCTGTTAAAGAAACTATCACCCGAATTGCAAAAACACTTTAAGGAAGTTGCGTAACGAGATTGTTATAGCGACTGACTGACAACAAGGAGAAACTTATGTCAGATATTTTTAACCAGCTAATTTCAGAGATTGATAACGAGTATGCAGGCATTGTCGATGACGGTGTTGCTGCTGGTGACGTTTCAGGTTTCATTGGCACTGGCTCATATGCCATGAATGCCTTGCTATCTGGTTCAATCTATGGTGGACTACCACAGAACAAGGTTACAGCATTTGCAGGTGAGCCTTCTGTTGGTAAGACATTCTATGCTCTCAATGTGGCAAAGCAGTTCTTGGAAGATAATCCAAACGGCTTTGTTTTCTACTTTGAGTCCGAGTCTGCCATTTCTAAACAGTTTATTACTGATCGTGGTATTGATGCCAAGCGTGTGGCTATTGTTCCTGTTGCTACTGTTCAGGAGTTCCGCACACAGGCAGTCAAGATCCTGGACAAGTATATTGAAGGCAAAGAAAAGCCACCAATGATCTTCGTCCTCGATTCACTTGGTAATCTATCAACTGATAAAGAGATGCAGGACATTGCCGACGGTAAAGATACTCGTGATATGACCCGTGCCCAGTTGGTGCGTGGTGCGTTCCGTGTTCTTACACTTAAACTTGGTAAGGCACGAGTTCCACTAATCGTTACCAATCATGTCTATGATGTAGTTGGTTCATATGTTCCAATGAAGAAGATGGGTGGTGGTTCAGGTCTTGAATACGCCGCTTCAACCATTGTCTTTCTATCAAAGAAGAAGGACAAGACGCTGGACGACGATGACGGCCGCACCGGTGCGGTCATTACTGCACACCTTAAGAAGTCACGTATGACCATTGAGGATCGCAAGGTAGAGACTTGGCTAAACTATCAGGAAGGTCTGGACAAGTATTATGGTCTATTGACACTTGCTGAAAAGTATGGTATTGTAAAGAAAGTATCAAACAAGTATGAGTTCCCAGATGGTCGTAAAGAGTTTGAAAAGGCCATCAAAAAGAACCCTGAAAAGTTCTTTACACAGGATGTTCTTGACTTGATTGAAGAAGGTTGTCAAGCAGACTTCCTTTATGGCAAATATAATGCGGAGGTAGAAGAAGATGGAACTGGGAACTGATTACAAGTTTCGAGATGACTTGTTTAACCCTAAAGAGGATGGTTCTACCTGTCCTATTGAATTAATGCTTGACCCATTCGCCGGAGTGGTGTATCATTACACCACTGTCGCATTTAAGTTAGGAGAGGATGACATTCCTCGAATATCTTTTGAATATGAGATCGACAAGACAAACGATCTATCTATGGTAACATTGAGGAAGAATGAAAAGTTCAATGCTGCATTGGGCTTGATTTTAAATACTCTATTGTTAGATGCATCGGAAGCGGAGGGTATGAGTGAGACTGGAACAAACGATACTAAAGAACCTGATCAAGAACGAGGATTACACGAGGAAGGTTCTACCGTTTCTTAAAGAGGAATACTTTTCCAGTATGGAAGACCGGCTACTTTTTAACGAAGTAGCCGGCTTCGTCCTTAAATACAATCAACAACCAACCTTTGATGCTCTTGATATTGAGATTAGTAACATTCGTGGAACGACGGATGATACTGTTAAGAACTTGCGTGAAACATTAAAAGAACTTAATGATGACGCAGAAAAGACTAACACAGATTGGCTTTTGGACAATACTGAAAAGTTCTGTCAGGAGAAGGCCATCTATAATGCCATCACTACATCATTGGAGATTATGAATGGGCGAGGGAAACAGACTAAGGGCGCTATACCTTCTTTATTGTCTGATGCTTTGGGTATATCTTTTGATCCGAATGTTGGTCACGATTATATAGAACAAGCCAATGATCGTTTTGAATACTACCACCGTGTAGAAGAAAGACTGCCATTTGACTTGGATTACTTTAACAAGATTACCAAGAATGGCATTCCTCGAAAAACTCTCAACATCGTTATGGCTGGTGTCGGTGTCGGTAAGTCACTTACTCTTTGTCACTTTGCTTCTGGTTACATAAACCAGGGTAAGAATGTCCTGTATATCTCAATGGAACTTGCCGAAGAAGAAGTCGCCAAACGTATCGATGCCAATGTTCTTAACATCTCAATGGACGACCTCATGGTTCTTCCAAGAGACTTGTATGATAAGAAGATTGAGAACCTTAAGAACAAGACCAATGGTAAGTTGATTGTCAAGGAGTATCCAACTGCCTCGGCGTCCACTGTCCATTTCAGGTCATTGTTGAACGAATTGAACCTCAAGAAAGGATTCGTGCCAGATGTTATCATGGTTGATTATCTTAACATTTGTGCCTCGGCTCGTATCAAGCCAGGCAACGGTGTCAATTCATACACCTATATCAAATCGATTGCCGAAGAATTGCGAGGATTGGCGGTAGAGTTCAATGTGCCTATCTGGTCAGCCACACAGTTGACCAGAGGTGGCTATGGTTCATCCGACCCTGACCTTACTGATACTTCCGAGTCTTTCGGTCTTCCTGCAACCGCAGACTTCTTTGTGGCCCTTATTGTTACAGAACAGTTAGAGCAGTTGAACCAGATTATGGTTAAGCAATTGAAGAACCGCTATGCGGATCCTTCACGGCACAAAAGAGATGTCATAGGGGTTGACAAGACGAAGATGAGGCTGTATGATGTAGAAGCATCAGCAAAGGACATTGTTGATACAGGTGAGGATTTCAAACCTACTCCTGCACCAACAGGTAACTTCAAGAGCAACAAATTCAAAGGACTTAAAGTATGAAGCACTATGAATATTACCACGAGTTCGATGCCGATGACCAGCTATACTGGCGTGTGTATGAAAAGGCCAGTGAGCAGGTTGTTGCGGAGTTTTTCTTTGAAGATGACGCACAGGAACTATGCCAATTCCTTGAACGTGGAGGTGGCTTCGCTGGCTTCACTCCTTCCTTTATTCTACAGAAAGTTCCTGTGAAAAACATAAATGAAAATTTTTTGGCAAATTTTGCTTGACAAATCGTCCGGGTGCCTATATACTATTCGGACAATTCAGAAATGGTTCCGTAGTTCAGCTGGATAGAACAGGGGATTTCTACTCCCAAGGTCGAGGGTTCGAATCCTTCCGGGACCGCCATTCTATAGAGGTGTAGCCAAGTGGTTAAGGCCATCCGCTCATAACGGATTTACCGTGGGTTCGAATCCCTCCGCCTCTACCAGGTATGTCAACAGTCTACAAAGTCAATAGATTAAGGGTGCGTCAAGTTGTCGCAGAAAAAAGTGAAAAAAGTTCTTGACTTTGTGTTTTAGAGCCTATATAGTATGCGAACGATTGAGAGAGATGACATGAAGGACGAAACTGTTAAACGAGATTACTTTTGGATAGTTGAAGCCTCTGATCGTAACGGTCGGGTAAACTATCGTAAAGAGTACCACGATAAAGATGGTTCGGCATTCAAGGACTATACTCGCTTGAAGGCGCAAGGTACTGTTACCTTACAGCGCAAGTATAAAGAGTATAAGATTGCCTAACTAAAGGCTGTTTGACAATTGAATATGGTTATAGTAACTGGTCTGCGGGTCGGATGGTAAGGCACAGGACTGCAAATCCTTGAGGACTCGGTTCAATTCCGAGGCAGACCTCCATTTACTATTAATAGATTTATTCCGGAGAATCCGAGCAAGGTGCATGGACGTGACTGTTAATCACTGGTTAGTGGGGTTCGATTCCCCAATCCGGAGCCAATACGGCCCCTTCGTCTATCGGTTAGGACACGAGACTTTCAATCTTGTAAGAGGAGTTCGATTCTCCTAGGGGTCACCAATTATATGGACCGTTAGCTGAGTTGGTTTTAGCAGGAGACTCTTAATCTCTTGACGGGGGTTCGAATCCCTCACGGTCTACCATTTATGTTCTGTCTGGCATGGTGCCGTGAAGGGATTTATAACCCTGGATCGAATGACCGTTCGAATCGGACGCAGGACGCCAATTTGGAACATAACAACAGGACGCTGGCTCTGTGAAGTAAGATATCGGGTTGATCTCCGAGAAGGTATGGAGAGTGTTATGTTCCTACTTTATTTTGGATCCATAGCTTAATAGGTAAAGCACTGGCCTTTTAACCCATGGGATTCCAGTTCAAATCTGGATGGATCCTCCATTAATGCGGGCGTTCTCCTGGGAGAGGACACAGCCTTCCAAGCTGTTGGAATCGGTTCGAATCCGGTCGCCCGCTCCAAGTTTGCGGATGTAGTATAAAGATATTACGATACGTTGCCAACGTATAGAAGGTGGGTTAGTACCACCCTTCCGCTCCAAGTGTGCCCCGAAAGGGGAGCGTGAGGTCACTCCTCACCTACGATAACAAGTTCGGGAGTGGTTAACAGCCGTTGACGCTAAACCGAGAGCCGAATAGTTATCGTCAGTTTATCTCCACGTATCCGCCGGCGCTACGAACGTCGAGTAAGGTAACTGGAACGTAAATGCAGGTTCGACTCCTGCCGTGGAGGCCAGTTTAGTGGTGCCTATCGTTTATTGATTTAGGGCTGATAGGTTAAATGAGGGCATGTGTCAAGCCACTAATATAGTTTATTGCGGGTGGGCGGTATAGTATCGCAGGTGTCTCATACGCACCTAAAAGTGGGGGCAGTTTCCACACCCGCACCCATATCGGTGAAGTGTTACGGTAGCACGGTGGTCTCCAAAACCGCAAGCCCAGGTTCGACTCCTGGCACCTTTGCCAGTATAATCTGGGTATGGCTCAATTGGTAGAGCATCCCGTTTGGGGCGGGAAGGTTGTTGGTTCAAGTCCAGCTACCCAGACCATTTAGAGAAGGTGATATATAATGAATAGAGAACAACTAAAATTGCAGGCTATCTTTAGGCTTGCCTTGTTCTTTGCTATCGCTGTCACTGTAGGATTCATTGTAAGCGATATTAACATTCTAATGAGCCAATGAGGTAAGAAATGTTTAACTTGACAGATGAAACAAGAAATGCTATCATCTCCATCCTTCGTGACAAGTTCGGTGTAACACAGACGGATGATGAAATCAATACGGTCATTGACGAAATCGTTGATACTGTAAAACGCCAGTTTGGAATGTAACATGACAGAAGTATCACAAGAAGTAAAAGATCAGCATTTTGCTATTATTAAGAAACATGCACCAAACTTGGATGATGCAACTATCAATGCCATTGTAGAAGATACTACAAACCTTATTAATGAGAGACTTGCAAAGGTAGTTATTTTACCACGTTAAGTTATAATGGAGAGTTGGCTGAGTGGTCGAAAGCGGCCGTTTGCTAAATGGTTGAGCCTTAATCGGCTCCATAGGTTCGAATCCTATACTCTCCGCCAATATGGAGGATGCCGTGCCTGGGGCACAAACAGTCTTGAAAACTGCGGCACCGAAAGGTTGATGGTTCGATTCCTTCATCCTCCGCCAATTGCGGGATTAGTTCAATGGCAGAACACCTGTTTTACACGCAGGGTGTCGGTGGTTCGATTCCATCATTCCGCACCAATTACCCTCGAATGTGGCGAGGAAGTAGTCTCACTGTCATTTTGCCACTGTTGGCGTGAGACGAAATATGCCCCAGTAGCCCAATTGGTAGAGGCGTCTGACTTAGGATCAGAAGGTTGGGAGTTCGACTCTCTCTTGGGGCACCAAATATAAATGGCTCGTGAGTCGGATTGGTTTAAGACGCTGCCCTGTCACGGCAGAGATAAGGGGTTCAAATCCCCTACGAGTCGCCATTATGGGCGTGTGGCGCAATTGGGAGCGCAACTCCTTTGCACGGAGAAGGTTGGGGGTTCGATTCCTCTCACGTCCACCAAAGGTAGCCATGATCTCTGTTTCCGGAATTATGTCGGGTGGGTTAGTCGCCACAGGCCTGGATCAAATCATGCCTCTCGGTTCTATTCGTGACTGTTTAGAATTTGCAGGAGAGAGGGCGCTGTCGAGGAGCAGCAGGCGAGGGGTTGGGAGCCTCATCCTCATTTATTATGCTCGTATCGTCTAGTGGTCAGGACGCCACCCTCTCAAGGTGGAGAGTTCGGTTCAAATCCGGATATGAGCGCCATTTGTGTCCCTGGTGTAGGTGATCCGCACGTCGGCTTGAAGTACCGAAGGACTTAGTTTGATTCTAAGGGGACGCACCATTATAGGTCAGTGACGTAATAGTAACCGTGGCGCTAACGCTGGGCGCTGTTTTCTTTCTTCCGGACGAAAGAAAACGTGTAGGTGCAACTCCTACCTGGCCTACCATATAATGCCCTCGTAGCCAAACGGTAAAGGCAATCGGCTCAAACCCGTAGATGTGTCAGTTCGAATCTGACCGAGGGCACCAATTTGCTGGGGTAGTGTAATGGAAGCACCCGGGTTTGTGGAGTCCGGAGCCTAGGATCGATACCTAGTCCCAGTACCATGCTCCTGTAGTTATAATGGTAAAACAGTCCCTTGGTACGGGACAGTCGGTAGTTCGATTCTACCTAGGAGCACCAGTTTACGCCGGTTTAGTATAATGGCATTACAGTGGTTTCGTAGTCCTCTGATAGCGGTTCGATTCCGTTAACCGGCACCATTTAGCTTGACATTCCTTTCCGAATGTGCTATTATTAGACATAATGAGAAAGGAAAAGGAATGAATAAGGTTTGGATTTTTGATATTGACGGCACTCTGGCCGATAATGAACACCGTATGCACCATCTTGAGAATGGTAAAAAGGAATGGGATGCGTTCTTTTCAAAGCAGCATTTGGATGAACCTTATCAGCCTGTGTTAGACGTTCTACATGCTTTGGCTAATGATCGGCTGGGTGATAAGGTCATTATCGTTACTGCCCGTGATGAACGTTTCCGTGAGGCTACTTTAGATTGGGTCAATAAACATATTCCTTGGATGTCAAATGATGATGTGTATATGCGTCCGTTTGGCTTTCGTGGTGATGATGACAAGATGAAGGTTGGAATTATCAAATGGTGGCTTGAAAAGAATCCTGGTTTCCAGGTTGGTGCCATGTTTGATGATCGTCATCGTATCATCGATGCCTGCCGTGCTGAAGGTTGGTACACTTTCGAATGTAACCAGTCTCGTAAGGAGTTTTGATATGATTGACTTGACAAAAGAAGGTAAACAGTATATAGTGTTTATCAAAGATGGTAGCAATACATACCAAACTTCTTTTAGAAACTGGGAAGATACAGAAAGTTTCATTGCTACTTGTAGAGGAGTTTCAAAGATTGTGTCAGTGGAGTCCTATGAGATTCCATTGACCGGTCTAAAGTTAAAGAGTTGATGTCCCTTAGCTCAAAGGTAGAGCAATCGCTTGATAAGCGATAGACGATGGATCGATACCATCAGGGACAACCATTATGCCGAGACCGCCTGAGTGGACGGGCACCCGACTGTAAATCGGACGCTTAAAGCACGGTAGGTTCGAACCCTACTCTCGGCACCATCTTTATTCGGGGATAGTTAAATTGGCATAACTATGGTTTCTGGGTCCATCGTTCTTGGTTCGAGTCCAAGTCCCCGATCCAATCTAACAAGGATACATTATGAATAAAGTGTTTACTACTATAGCCCTATTCATCACCCTCACAACCTCTGCCGCCGCTGACCCATTATCCGATTTTTTCGGTGGAGTCTTTGGCGGTCAGTCTCAACCACCACAGACAGTGAAAGGAAAAAGTAGACATGGCCGCAGCGTTCAAAGCAATGATAATGACTCTTGGTTTGCTGGTAGCAGTTCTCATGGTTCTGGAGGGAGTCGCATGGTGGCTTCATTCTACGGGCACGGTGAAAGACTTTCCAGGCACACCGCTTCGGGGGCAGTTTTCAACCCTCATGGATACACCGCAGCCCATCGCACACTTCCGTTCGGCACTCATCTAAGAGTTTGTCACCATGGATGCACCACTGTTGTTGTTAATGATCGTGGCCCTTTTGTGCGGGGTCGTAGTCTCGATCTCTCTTACGGTGCTGCTCGTGCTATCGGCATGGGAAGCACATCGTCAATCTCGGTCGAAAGACTAAACTGAATGAAGAAAATCCTGATCATGGGTTTGCCTGGTTCTGGTAAGACAACGTTTGCAAAAGCATTGTTAGACAAGTTAGGTGAACACAAGATATCATATGCATGGTACAATGGTGATCATGTTCGTAAGATGTATGATGATTGGGATTTTTCATTAGATGGTCGTCTCCGCCAGGCACAAAGAATGGCGGAGAAGGCCAACGTTTGTAAGAACTTAGGTATAGTTGCTGTCTCTGATTTTGTTTGTCCATCAGAATACTATCGTGACATGTATCAACCCGACATTCTTGTTTGGATGGACACTCTCGAAAAATGTGAGTATGAGGACACTAATCAGTTATTTGAAAAGCCAAGTGACTATGATTATTGTGTCACGCAGTTCTATCAAAATGCTTTTGTGATTGACGATATCATAAGAAACCTTAAATGAGCCAGACTATTCATTTCTATGCCGGACTCCATCGATCTGGCGGCACAGTCTTGGCAAGCATACTCTCCCAAAATCCTAAAGTATATGTAACATCTAATACTGTGTTACATGATGTCCTCTCCGTTGCAAACAAAACGTGGAACGAGGCTCCTTCCGTAATCACCCATCCTATGCCAGAGCAACTTGCTAATATGAACAGGGGTATAATTGAGTCGATGTGGAGTCATCGACCAGAACCTATCATCATTGACCGCAATAGAAACTGGTCACATTGTATGCCTGAAACAAGTAAGTGGTTTGGTAAAGATATCAAAGTTATTGCCTCTATAAGGGATATCCCTGGCATTATGGCAAGTTGGGTCACTCTATACAAAAGAGAAAAGAAAGACCACTCAAAAGCGGCTATTGAACATTTTGCTTTCAAGATGTGGAATCTATACACCAAAGAGTATGTGGATTCTTTCGTAAAGATGAAACGTGAAGCTGGTGATAGAGTCCACTTTTTTAGCTATGATGACATTGTATCAAACCCAAGATATCACCTCTCCCACATAGAACACTTTTTAGGTATACCACACTTTGATTATGACTTAGACAACATACATGGTGACTTTCAGGATTCAAACATCATACCAGAAGGCTTCGAAGGCCTTCACCGTATTAGACCTAAGTATGAGAAGGTGTCTATACCACCAGAAGAAGAATTAGGTCCAAAACTATACAAGAAGTTCTTAGAGTTAGACGAACATTTCAAAAGCGAGTTACATCATGGAAATCATTAGCAACCTTCTATCAAGAGAAAAACAGAATGAAATCGAGAGTGAGTTTCTAAACGGGAGTTTTCCTTGGTACTATAACTCCGTTGCCACTTATGATCAGTTTAATGACCATCGAACTTTAAACACACCGTTCTTTGGTCATATGTTCTTTATCAATAACGAGATTGTTTCAAGTCATTACTATCCAAAAGTGGTTCAACCAATCGTTGAAGCCCTTGAACGCTATAAGGGCAAAAGATTCCAGAATCGTATCTGGCGTATCAAAGCCAATCTATACACAAAAGATGGTTCTTATCCTGAGGACTTTCACCATCCACCGCATATCGATAATGGTGATGAGAACTTTAGAGGTGAGACTTTCCTCTACTTTGTGAATGATGCTGATGGTGATACCTTTATGTTCAATGAGCATTATGATTATGTGCATAAGAGATATGGACCTGAGAATTGGAATGGTAACTTTACCAACCAGCTACGTATCACCGCCGAGAAGGGTAAGTCGGTATTGTTTCCTTTGACCCAGTGCCACACCTCTTCCGTTCCGAGAAGTGGCGGTCCTCGTATCACCCTTAACTTCGTTTTCGGTGAGTATTACTAAGGCATAGATAAATATTGATTGACATTCCTTTTCCAGTGTGCTATTATTAGACATAATGTGAGAGGAGATACGGAAATGGTTACCAAGACTGTTTATCGGGAAGTCGCCGTTGATGTTGATGTTGACCTGTGTGATTATGATACGGACGAGTTGATCGAGGAAATCGAGTATCGTGATGGTGGTAACAAATGGGAAGTTGTCGATAAGGAAAACACCGAGTTTGTAGCGCCTCGTGTCTATGATGAAATCTATGAATTGTATCGGGACTATATAAGTCGCAGTCCTTCTTTCGAAGCAAACCTTAAAGACTTCTTCGAAAACTATGCTGGTTCTATCGTTCTCTGAAAGGAACACTGAAATGAGAAACAAGTTTATCGCATTGGTTGCCGCTCTCGGCATTGCTTTTGCTGTTGCCACTCCCGCTAAGGCCCAGTTTTGGGGTCCTTATTACGGCGGTTATGGATACGGTTGGGGATATGGTGGCTGGGGCTACGGTGCCGCTGCTGGTCTGGCCATTGGTGCTATTGCTGGTGCCGCTATTGCTAACCAGACATATCCTTATTATGGTGGTGGTTATTACTACGAAGGTTATGCACCTGCTGTTGCTGCACCTCGTGTATATCAGAAGAAGCAGATTATCATCCGTAACAGTCCTGGTGCTCGGGTGATCGAACAGGATGTGTTTGATTGGTGAGGTGCTGATATGTGCTATTACACCGTAACACTGGATCACAATGTTCCTGCCGAGGGTCATAAACGTGCGATTATGATCCTTGACGCTAAAGACAAGAATGAAGCGACCGCTAAGTTTCTAAACACATTCGGTCCTCAATACTACAATGAAATCGATCTTGTAGAAGGCATACATATACCCGAAGGCTTTGATCGTCTATTGACAGAACAGGCCAGAAAGTATATACTAAAAGTCAAGACTAAGGCGGAAGATGCACCGCCATTAATGTCCTATCAGAACATGTTGCATCTGACATATTGAGGTAAGTATGGAATATATTTTGATCAATGAGTGGTATAGCATTTGGTATGCCACTATCGTGCTAGGGTTTCTAACGATGATGAATATCCTCGTCTTTACTGGCGTGGTGTTTGTTGTTACA